CCTCAACCGAGGGGCTTTCTTTTTTTATCTACATATCGGAGGAAAAATGCATCTACAAAATCGACGACATAGGGAGATTGAGAGATGTGGGATCAATTTTTAAGCCGTTTGAATAGTTTTGATCCCGGAGTTCTCAAGAGTTTCTTTTTAACTATTGCCGGATGTTTTACTTCTCTCATCAGCAGTCTCATGGGGGAGCATCAAAGCCTCTTCTACTGGTTGTTTGGATTTGTGGTATTCGACTATCTGAGCGGGATCGTAGCCGCTGCCAGAACCGGAACTTGGTCGAGTCGTGTTGGACTCAAAGGACTTATCCGGAAATTCATCATTCTCATGGTTGCTATCGGATTTCACGGGGTGGATCAGATATTCAATGAACCATGGATTGGGGCGTGGGCAATAGGCGCTCTTTCGTTGAATGAGTTGATTTCAATCCTTGAAAACGTTGAGAAAGCGGGGTTCGGTCAAATTATTCCCCACAGAATCAGAGAAATGTTGGAGACCGTTCAAACTGAACACGAAAAACGTATCAAAGGAAAGGTTCATTTAGGAGGGAATCAAAATGAATGAGGAAAAATTAGCGTTTTCTCAATGGAACCCTCTCATCGCAGAGGATTTTGTTAAGAAGTGGGAGGGTCTGCGATTGAAGGCCTACAGTTGTCCGGGAGGCACTCTCACTATCGGCTATGGACACACAAAAGGAGTTAAATCTGGTCAAACTATCACCAGACAAGAGGCCGAAAAGCTGATTCGCGATGATTTGATCGAGCACGCCGAGGGACTTGCCCCTTACGTTACTTGCAAACTGACCGAAGGACAGTACATCGCATTATTAGATTTGGCATTTAACCTGGGAGTGAGCGCAGTTGCTAAATCTAAGACACTCGGATATTTGAATTCCGGAAAACTCGAGTTGGCAAAAGAAGGATTTCGATCTTTTGCAAAAAAGAAAATCAGGGATAGGAACGGGAATCTGGTTAAGGATGAAAACGGGAAACAGATGTACGAAATCCTTCCGGGTCTCATGAATAGACGTGAGGACGAGGTGAAATTGATGGGATGAATCCTTTTGAATTGGTAAAGATAGGCGCCGGCGCTTTGATAGTTGCTGGCGCTTATTTTTTTGGCCTTCACAATGGTCAGAATTCTGAGCAGTTGAAAATTGCTCAAGCTCAAATCTCAGAACTCACAGCTACGGTCAAAAATTATGAGACACAATACAAAAATCAGGCTATCGCTCTCGCCGAGATGCGTGCTGCTGAATCTAACGCTCGCGCTGACTCTGACCGCTTGCGCTCCCGCATCACCAGTCTTGAAAAAAGAGCCAAGAGCGCTGCCGATCGAGACACAGTTCGATGTCTTGAGTTGGGAGCAGAGTGTCGACGATTACTGCAAGAGGTTCGAGGACCTATTGAATACTGTCGAAAAGCGCTACAGTAGCAAGTAAACCCAGAAGGAGGAGAAATGTCTGATATTAAAAAATCTGCTGAAATTTCACCGGACGGTCTGTATCGTTACTCCCTAGAACGCACATGGGACGAGGGCAAACCGACAGTCCTTTTTGTTTGTCTTAATCCCTCCACTGCCGATGCTGTAGAAGATGATGCGACTGTCCGCCGTATGATCAATTTTGCCCGTCAATTTGGAGGCGGCCGGCTTTTAGTTGGGAATCTCTTTGCCTTCAGATCGAAAAATCGCAATGACTTGTACACAGCGAAGGATCCAGTAGGACCTGAGAATGATGAGCACTTGAGAAGGATGATTGAAGCGGCTGATATTGTTATTGCCGCATGGGGAAACTATGGCAGCTATTTAGATCGCAGTTCCCAGTTCAAAGAAACATTCAAGGGCTACGACATTAAATGTTTGGCATTGAACCAGACTGGGGAACCGACGCACCCGCTTTACGTAGCTGATGGCACCAAGCTTCAAGATCTTTAGGAGGACAAATTATGACCAGCGATTTAGAACAATATGGGATTAAGAATAGCGAGCGCACTAGATGCGAAATTTGGACTCGTGTGATGGGTTACCATCGTCCGATTTCTTCTTTCAACATCGGAAAGTAGGGAGAAGTGGCCGAGCGCAAATATTTTGACGAGAAGAAGTGCAGCTGTCGCAAATAAATTTGCTCTTTCGGCTTTTATGCAACAACCGAAAATTTCCGTTAAAACCCTCAAAAATTTCCGTTTTACATCCATATAACGGAAATCTAACGGAACCGTTAAAGTTATCTGATTGAATATTATTGATAATGTGGTGCTAGTCCCGGGCACCAGACCTAATTCTTAAGACCTCGTAGATTTGCGGGGTTTTTCTTTGTCCCAAAAATCCCTAGAACTATCCGAGCCTTCATTTCATTAGCGGGTTGCGTGGTTAGTTTAAATTCTCACTTTCAATTCTATTTGCGCGACCTAAAGCGCTCGATGCTTCCGTTCTTTCTAAAGAGACGGTTTCAGATTTGACTTTTAGTTCTCGATAATTCATGAGTATTTGGAGAGGCTAATAGCCTTTTTACGCAAATCCTTAACTTAATTTGGGGTTAACTGAGATTTTGCGTTTTTCAGTGATCTAGCCGGAGTTCGGCTCCGGCATCCTCGTTAAATTTCAATATCCGTACCTAATAACGTTTCGGCTTCTCGTTCTTCCTGAACATCTTCCGGAGTCTCGGGCCCGGCTCCCGGAACACCAACACCTAACGCTTCAAAGTATTTAATCTTTTTACCGGCAACTTCGTCGAAGTAGTAGCCGTGGTTAAAGCGAGTTTGCATGACGTTATTTAGAACCTGAAGGATCTTTGCGTCGCTCTCGTAGACCAGATTCAGTTTTCCAGCTGTCTTGTTTTCCTTCATATAGCAGCGGATTCTCGAACGAACCATCAGCGACAAGCCCGTCGCAATGAACTGTACGAAGGTCTTTCCTTGCAGTGCCTTGTTGTCAGAGCATCTGATTCGATTGCAGCCGAGTCGGTCCTTAAGCGTTGCAAAGGCGTCTTCTACGCGCCGGCGGTCGGCATAAGCCGTCCAGGCCTTAACCGGATCCTTCTCCGAGTCTGAGACTAAAACTCTAAATCCCTTGTACTTCAAGTAGTCGTCTACTCGGCGGTTAACAATAATCAAGCCTTTTTCTTTATCGTTTCGGAAGAATTTTTCTTTCAGCTCTTCCTCCTG